GCCGCACAAGGGATTGACGGTTGCCGCGACACCAGGAAGACCAAATAACCATGAGTCTTCTTGACGTAGCAACCGGCTTTGGCCTGGGGATCAGCACCATGCTGACGCACCAAATCATTTTCATAATGCGCCTTCGCCTTGAGCTGCGCAAACGTGCCATGGAGTTGCCGCATGCCTGAGCGCCCGCCAACTCAAATCCGTTACCCGTGGCGTTCGGTAATCCGTAGTGTTGCCATAGCCACCATCGCGCTGCTGCCGGTGCTACCAGAAATCGCCAAAGTAGCCGGGGTAGAGACTGTGCCGCTAGTGGCTTCCACTCTGGGGATCGTGGCGGTTTTGCAGCGGATAATCACAATTCCCGAAGTTGATAAATGGTTAACTAGCACGCTGAACGCTGGGGCTAGGAAACGCCAAGAAGAAATAGGAGGAGAAGAAAATGCCAAGTGATGTGGAAACTATCAATGGCGACGCCGCCCCCGCCACGGTTTCGTGCAATGAATCCGAGCGAATCATGGAAGGTCTAGTACTCCCCTGGGGCGATACCGGGGCAACTGCCACCGGAAGCTACACGTTCCCCCGCGGTAGCCTCGATATCCCTTCCAACATCGAGCGGGTAAAACTACTGTCTGAGCATTCCCGCCCCGGCCACCAGCCCAAAGCCATTGGCCATGCTATCAGTGCCGAAAACACGCCCGAAGGCCTAGTCATGCGCTTTCAACTGGGCAGTAGCGCCGCCGCCACCGAAGCCCTCACAAATGCCGCTGAGCATATTATTGACTCTTTCAGCATCGAGGCGGTAGGTGTCCGCCGCACCGGTGGCACTATCGAGTCTGCCCTGCTCAAAGCTGTTGCGCTTGTCCCGTTCCCTGCTTTCGAGAAAGCCAAGGTATATGCCGAGTCCGGCAACCCCGAAGAGAAAGAAACCACAGAAATGACCCTAAATGCTGAAGATATCGCTGCTATCGCCGCGAAAGTCACCGAGAACCTCAGTGGCGCCACCGCCCCCCGGAATAAAATTCCGGCTGGTATCCCAGGCGGTAAGGACGCCACCAAGCGGGAAGTTATCACCGCCGCCCACGCCGCCGAGACAATCCTGGGGATTCACACCGGTGAAATCCCCGATGATGAGATTCAAGCAGCCCTTGCCGACATCAAGGGCTCAGATTCAATTGTGACCCAGCCTAAAGCGTGGCTGGGTGAATTGTGGGCCGGTGTTGTCTACCAGCGCCGCATTATCCCACTAATCGCCACTAAAGCCCTAACCGGCCGAAAGGCTATCGGTTTCCGCTGGAAGAAGGACACCGATAGCGGAAAGCTGCTCAAGCCTGGTGTTGCCAAATGGTCCGGCAATAAAACCGAAATTCCCACGCAAAAAGCCCAATGGGAAGAAGTGTCAATGGATGCCCAGCCCTGGGCCGGTGGCAATGACCTTGACCGTCAGATTTTTGATTTTAACGAGTCCGAAGCGCTGCTGGCCTACTGGCAAGCCATGAACGAATCCTACGCTTTTGAGACCGACCGTGACGCTGGAAAATTCCTGGTAGACCACGCGACCGACATTCCCGAAGTCGCCCAAGACATTATCCGCGCTATCACCATTGGTGCCATTCGGGTTGATGAAGCGGTGCATGTCCCCGCCGCCTACGCCATTGTCAACCCCCGTGACCTCGAAAAAGTCCTCAAGTACTCTCAGCTGGATGTTCCGCACTACATGAGTCTGACCCCAGTATCCGAACCAGCAACGTGGACCACCTCAGAATTTGTCGAGTCCGGCACCGCCATTGTTGGCTGCAAAGACGCCACTACATTCTTCGAGCTCCCCGGCTCCCCACTACGTGCCGAAGCTGAACACATCGCCCACGGTGGCCGAGACGTAGGGCTGTTTGGCTACACCGCTCACATGCTCAACCGTGGCGAAGGCCTGGTCAAGGTACATTTCAATAATGCCTAAGATAGAAGATTCAGAGGTGCTTGCTTGGCTTGGTGTCGAGGCGGTAGGTGACGCCGCCGAACAGCAGGCACTTGAGGGAATCACAGCGGCGGTTAACGCCACTGTGACTGATTGGCATGGTAACCCAGACACCTGGTCCGACCGAATCCACACCGGTGCCGTCATGCTTGCAGCCCACCTGTGGCGGCGGCGTGCCACACCCGGTGGCGTAGCAGCCCTGACCGACGAAGGTACAACCTATGTGCAGCGCCATGACCCCCAAGCTGCCATGCTGCTTGGCCTTGGTGGCTGGACTGCTCCGGCGGTGGGCTGATGAATCCAGATATTATTCCGATGCATTTAGGGAAGCTAGCCAAAGAAGTCAATAACATTGGTATTTCCGCGACGGTTAATCCCAATCGCGTTAGTATTCCTGGTGCATGGGTTGCTCTCAAGGAGCTGGAAATCGAGTCGATGGCCCGCGGTGAGGTTACCGCCGAGGCAAGCGTTTACCTTGTTGCCGCTGACCTGGGCACCACGCTAGCGGTGGAATACCTCATGGGTATGCTCGATGACCTGCTAAACCTTCTAGAAAACCGATACCCAACGGATATCGAGATCACCACAATCACCCTCCCCGCTATCGGGCAAACCCCCCTACCAGCGGTTGAAGTCACCTACGAACTGAAAGGAGCATAAATAATGGCAAACGTCAACACATTAGACAGTCGTATCTCCACCGGCCCCGGAAAACTGGTTTTCGGTAAAGCTGGTGCTCAGAACGAATTTTCCGCCCTGGTCACCAAGGCCGAGCTGAACCCCGCTGTAAACACCGAGGACGGTAAACACGTCCTTTCGGGTGATTATGCGCCCGGCAAAGACACCATTACTTGGACCATGGAGCTTACCTGTTTTATTAATCTCAAGAAAAATGGGATTTTTGACTGGTGCTTTGCCAACCGCGGTAAGGAAGTCGAGTTCGAGTTCCGGCCGGTAGAAGGCGAGAAATCCGCAAAATTTACCGGCACCGTGAAAGTACGCCCCCTTGGCGTTGGTGGTGAGGTGAATAAAGAAATGAGTAAAGACCTCACATTTCCGCTGGTTGGGGAGCCTGTTTTCACACCTGAGGAACCATAAATCGTGGCCGGCCATGTGGATGTGTCCGCCGAGGTAGAGGGTCTGAAGAATCTTCGCCGCACTATCCGGCAAGCAGGCGGCGACACCAAAGACCTCCGCAATGCCAATCTAGCCGCCGCCCAAACCATCGTGCCGATAGCGGCCGGTCTGGCGCCGAAAGTGTCCGGCCGGCTAGCCGCGAGTATCAGGGCGGGTGCCACACAAAAAGCCGGCATGGTCAGGGCCGGCCGGAAACTCATTCCCTACGCAAACCCGATTCACTGGGGTTGGCCAAAGCGCCACATCGCGCCGAACCCATGGGTCGCCACCGCCGCCGCCGCCAACGAAGAGCTATGGCTCAAAGTCTATGAGCAACACATTGACCGAATCTTAGGGAAAATCGAAGGAAAGAAACGATGAAACTAACCATTAACGTCCGATACACCAACGGTGAAGAAATCGAAGTGACACCTATTCTGTCCGATCAAGTCGCGTTTGAGCGCACCGCCCGCCTCCGCGATTGGGGCACCGCTACGGACAGTCCCCTGACGTTCGCCGCCTTCCTGGCGTGGAAGGCCTTGCAACGCACCGGCCAAACCGAATACAGTTTCGAGGAATTTTTGGAGAGCGTCGAGGCGTTGAGCCAGTCCGGTGGTGAGATGGGTTTAGCCCCTACCGAGGCGACGCCTGCCGCGTCATAGCCCTACTGTCCGTGAACACGGGGATTCCGCCTAGTGTACTGCTGGCGGAAGACCCCGCATGGATAGATACCATGCTAGAGGTCATGGCTGAGCAGGCGGAAGCAGCGAAAAAGAGATAAAAGAGGTAACCGGTGGCGGGGAAAAAGAAGTCAGCAATCCTGTCGGTCAACATCGTCAGTGATGCCAACACCAAGGGATTCACTGAGGCGGCGCGCGCCGCACAGAAGATGGCGGCGGATATCAACGCTTCGACTGCCCAGGCTGCCGGCATGGCCACCAAAATTGGTGGGCTGACAACCGGTATTACCTCCCTTGTGTCTATCGCTGGTGGCGCCATTGGTCAGGTTGCTGCTGGTGCCACTGCGCTAGCCGCGGTGGCCGGCCCCGCCCTAGGCGCCGTCGTGTTGGGCTTCGATGGTATCAAGGAAGCCGCCGAAGGGCTCAAGGAACCGTTCGATTCTCTGAAGGAGTCAGTGTCAGGTGAGTTCGCCGCGGCGTTGGAGGAGCCGTTCGAGAATCTCGGTGGGCTTATCACCGATCTAGAGGGGCCTATGGCTGGGCTTGGTGCCTCCGTGGGCAACCTGATGGGGGGGCTAGTTGATACGATTGTCAGCAATCAAAGTGAACTAGAGAAGCTGATAGGCGCCGCTAGCGAGTTCACCGACGCCATGGGTCCCGGTCTCAATACTCTGCTGGAAGGCGTACTGTCCATTGGCACCGGCTTAGATGGTATTGCTGGTGACTTCGGTGCGGCGTTCGGCGGCGTACTCGAAACCCTAGGCGAGAAGTTCCAAGAATATGCTTCCAGCGGCGCCACCACCGCCCTGATTCAAGGCATGATCGACGCCCTAGGTGGCCTGTCTGATTTGATAGGTCCGCTGTTGGATTTGATTGTTGAGCTGGGAATCGCCCTGGGTCCGTCGTTTGGCGGTATCCTGTCCGCCCTGGGGGAGATTATCGCCCAGCTGGTGGAGCCGCTTTCCACTATTGCCCAGGTGGCTGGTGAGGCGCTTGTTGAGGCGCTAAATGCTTTGGCGCCGATGTTTGGGCCGATAGCGCAAGCGATTGCTGACCTGGTGGTAGCACTCGCCCCGCTGTTGCCGTCGATTGCTGAGCTGGTCGCGTTCCTGGGCACCGCATTGGCTGAGGCCATTAGTGCTGTTGCCCCACTAGTTGGGGACATTTCCAACCTGCTGGGTGAGGTGTTCCGCATAGCCATTGACGCCCTGACACCTATCATGCCGGTCATCATCGAGTTGATTCAGACGCTGGCTGGTGTTGCCTCCGCCCTGTTGCCGTCGATCGCTGAGCTGGCCAGCGTACTTTTCCCCGCTTTTGCCCAAATCATGGAAGCCATTGCCCCGATCCTAGGTGACATTGGTGCCCTGATTGGTGATGTTCTCCGCATGGCCATTGAAGCAGTGATCCCGCTGATTCCGGTGATCGTCGATACGATCCGCATTCTGGCTGACGTCGTGGCCATGCTGATTCCGGTGATCGCAGAGGTCGCACAGTTCCTGTTCCCCGCGTTGGCTGAGATTCTGCAAGTGGTCGCCCCGCTGCTTCCTGATTTAGCTAATTTGATAAAGTCCCTGATTGAGGCGCTACTGCCGATTATTCCGCCCCTGATGCAAGTTGCTGAGGCGTTGTTCCCGGCACTGGTACGGATTATTGAGCTGATTATCCCGATTATCATTCAGGTGGCGGATATCTTTGTGCAGCTGGTGCAGGCACTCACGCCGCTGTTGCCGCCGCTAGCCGATTTGATTACTGAGCTTCTGCCGCCGATTGTTGAACTAATGGAGGCTATTGCACCGGCTACCAGCGCTGTTGTTGGGATTGTCGGCAAACTAGCTGTTGCGCTGACCAAGGGGCTGGTGGATGCGGTGATTGCCATTGGCGGTAAGTTAGGCTGGCTCAAGGACTTGTTCTTTAAGATTATTGACGTCATTAAGACGGCATTCCAGTGGATCACTGATTTTCTGGATTCCGCGGGTGATGTAGGTGGTATCTTCGGCGGCGGCGGTAGTTTCGGCGGTGTAGGCGGCGGCGGTGGTGGTTTCGTTGGCGGCGGCGACGATGGGACGTTCCATGGGGCCGGTGGCGGCGGTATTGGCGCCGCCTTCCACAACCTACTAAACCGGCCCTTGCCAACGCCCCAGGTCATCAATAATTTCGAGATCACTATCAATGGCCCCATCGACGCCCTAGAGACCGGCCGGAAACTCCGCGAAATCCTCGACTACTACGACGAACGAATGAGGCGGTAGCAATGGGTGTCATGGCAAACATGCTACAAATTTCAATCTTCCCGCCGAACAGCCAATGGAACCTGAACCTCCGTGCCGTCGTCGATGGTCTCACCATCAACTGGGGGCGCACAAACTTGTTCCGCGCCCCGGCCAACCGGACCTGTCAATTCCAAATGCTCATGGAGCATGTTACTTTAACGCGGGTAATGCAAAAATGGGTCAATTCAGAACTCATTATTACGGCTAAACCCGCGAGTGGCGATTTAGTGATATTTCAGGGCATTATTGATGATTTTAAAGTCACCCCGAAGGACACGAAAATCGGTGATTACATCGTTGATTTTACCGCTACTGAATCCCCTACCTGGTCAAACAAACTCAACGGTCTATTTTATGATGCTAAAAACCTTCGTGATTTTAATACTCGTTTAGGGCGTGTCCAACGCGAATTAGGCACATTTATTGCCCTGGATGTAAATACAAGTTATTTGGCTGAACCACCCGAGAATCAAATCAGTGTGAAACAACTAGCTGAATCATTGGTTTGGCGACCAGGAGCCTTCCCCGCTTGGTGCCCCGATTGGAAACGCCTAGCGCCGACGGTGCACCAGCTAGACACGCCAGAGGGCGGCGCCCCGTGGGTACTGTCCCCGAAGGTTTTAATTGACTTGGATCAGGGCATGTCCTGGACTTCCGATAACACACCCACGACCATCTTGTATAGTGCTGGTGGCCTGTTTGGAAAGAGCAAATATGCCCGTGATACCCGAGTCCTTCGTGAAACCCGTGACCAATGGGATCGTGGGAATATCGTTGAGCTTGATATCCCGTATTGCCCAGATCAGGGCGGTATTCTCGGTTACGCCGAAAATCATTCTGAGCTGGCGAAAGCCCAGCTTGGGAGCCCCCGCCGCATTCGGCTTGACACCCGCCGAAACGCTGATTTTCTCAACACGTATCTGGGTTGGGAGTGCTGGGAAACCCCGAACAGATATATACAGGTGACGGGGGACAAGTGGGCAACAAAGTATCATGGTGAACTGCTGCTACAGCAAACTTATTACCCAATTGGTGGAACGCTCACTCTCTACCATTGGGGTTTCACTCACGATCTTTACTGTGCCTGGGGACCGACCGACGACGCGATAACGCCCCCACCACCACCGCCCCCACCGCCGCCGAGGCCTACCACGTGGGGCACCACCACGACCACATGGGCTAACACTACCGGCACTTGGAAAGGATAGAATTTTTCATGGCCATAACCGACCCCCGCAACATTCAGCACCTGAATGCTGACGGAAGCGATACAATTAGTCAATTTCCCGCCGTCCAGCGCAATAATGCAGCCCGGCTATCTGAAGCGCTGACTACGAGTACCGAAACAGTCGCGCTGAACACGTCCTTTCGTAACGCCTCCGGCCTGCTTCAACGAATCGGGAAACTGCGCATTCTCAGTCTTGAGTTTCGCACTACCAGTGACGCTGTTGCCGCAACAAGACTGTTGGCGAACAACCTTGCTGCTAGTGACCGGCCGACAAAAACCATCTATGCCGCTTTGGCCGGTGCTAACGACCTGAATGACGCTGTGGGTGTACGGGCTAGGCTGGGCACTGATGGTACGGTCACTTGTCCGGTGCCTACGATCATGCAATCGGGGGCCTACTATGGGGGACAGATCGTCTGGGTTGTGGCCTAGGCCACTTCCCCATTTATAAAAAGTAGTAATTATGATATCGGTGGTGATTTAGGCGGCGTCTTCGGTCACATCGTCTTCCACGGGTGGCTCCCCGGTTTCGAGCCAATGCAAATCGACGCCCGTAGCGTACGCGATAAGCATTAGTGACACCTTACGTGGATTTGCCTTGCCTACCTCGATGTTCGCTATCGTTCCGCGGCTCAGGCCTGTCATCTCCGCCAATTCTATTTGCTGTAACTCTGCGACCTCACGCGCTAACTTGACACGGTGACGTAGCTGAAATCTTGGTATCAAACCGCTGGTTTCTATACTATTTAGCATATGTAAAATACTACTCTCTAGTTGGAGTATCTGCAATTATTTTTAGATAAACTTAATTAATCGCACAAAATACTTGATCTACATGGTGGATTTGTGTATATTTCTACCCATGAGTGAATCGCGTTGGCGACTGTCTAAAGAACACGGCTTAATCATCGACGGTACGACCGTTTGCACACCGCATATGGTCTGTGCCAACGGGATCATTATTGAAAATAACCCAGGCGGTTCTTCGTATCTTCGCCTGACTATCCGCATGGATGAACCCATCACGGTTTCGCCTGATGTGCCTTTTAACGTTGGTACGTTAAAAATTGGCATGAATGAAGAATCATTGGTTGACCCTGAGTCCTACGAGTCTCAGGGGCATTAGGCATTTTTGAGGAGGAAATATGGACGAGTATACAGCTGAAGAGCTAGCCGCGATGGCACAGGAGGCGTGGGACGAGGCGTTTTGTAAACTGCCCCCGGTGCCGTACTTCGAGGCGTTTTTAGATGCAATCGAGAGTGCCGCTGAGGTAGAGAACTACCCAAACGAACAAGTCGAAACCCTGTACTACGAGCTCGCATTCGCTGTCCGAAGTGCCGCCGCCGAAGGGCACGGAATCGACTACCTAGACAACGAGCTAAGGGAAGTCATGGAGCGGCGCGCCACCACCCAAGGTTGGTTTTTCCTAAACGACCACCTTAAGGATGCTAGGGAACAGGCTCTACGCCTAGAGCAAGAGCGCATGCCGCTAGGAGAAGAAAATGCCGATGACGCACACTAGTGCCGGGTGGGAATTCCGGCCGGCAAGAGCCGATAGCGGTATCTACTGCGATGTTTGCGGAAGGGTTTTCGCCCGGCCGGCACCACCGCCGAACCAGGCCGGCAAACGCATCTGCCGCGATTGCCGACAGAACGCGAGAGAAAAGAAAATAGGAATGCTCTTCTAATGTTTGTTGGGTTTAGGTGCCCCCGCCGCTTCTAGCCGGCGGCGGGGGTATCAGGCCCCGTAAACTGCTGCGGAACGCCTTATAACTAAATATTTTGTCCTTTGTTCATCATACCTCCGTCCTGCTTTCTTGTACGTGTACAGGACACAACAGAAAAACAAAACAACACGTAACCAGGATAATGTGCTTCTTACCGTAAGCACCCGGTGCACCTGGTCCCGGGTGGCCACAGCTGACCTGGCCCGTCAGCTGGTGGTGTGACCTATGGAAGCCGTTCCGCAAGGAGGCGGAACGGCTACTTGGCATGGGGTGGCAATGGAAGCGGTCAAAAATGGGATTTTCGCCAATGGGGAGGCCATCTAGCCGGGAACCCCTTGGGGGTTCTCCCTAGGCTACTGCCCTAACCCCCTACTACCTAGCCTTCACCTTCTACCTATCCTGGCCTACCGGAACCACCAACCCCTACCACCTACCACCTACCACCTATGCACCCTCCCCAACCACTCACCTGTACCACCTGTATCACCTGTACTACCCCGGGGGCGAAATGCCTAAAGAAGTTTGTTGGTCAAAAGCGAAATGCATTGCGGCGCCTCATCTGTGGGACCTGGACAACGCCGAAGCTTGGCGGGGTCACCCACTGGCGAAAAAGCCTAGAACTATTAGAGCACACGCTCTATGCGCAGACTGCCCCCTTATTCGGGATTGTGCCGTCTACGCGCTCACAGCCACTCCCCGAATGGCCGGTGTAGTCATGGCCGGTGTAGATATCCCCATCGCTGG